TCCACAGGTGCTCAAGGCTCTACAGGTGCTCAGGGTTCAACTGGTACTAAAGGTGAGACAGGTGCACAAGGAACCACTGGTACACAAGGTTCCACTGGAACCCAGGGTTCCGGTGGCGGACAAGGAAAAACAGGATCACAGGGTTCAACTGGTACCCAGGGTTCAACTGGTACTCAAGGTTCAACTGGTGTCCAAGGAACAGTAGGAACCAATGGTATTCATGGGAACTCTTTCAGATGGCAAATGAAAAATAATAGCAGTCCGAGCGAAAGTTATCATTCAGTAGGTGGTATGACTTCTCAGTCAAGTAGCGGACAGTTGATAAAATATGGTAATGATGGATTTTTTAATTTTAATGATACAGATCATGATGGTACTAGCATAGCTACGATACCTGGATCTACAGGTGGCAGCACCACGTCTTATAGTGCAACCGGTTGGTTTGGAGAATTAGCTGTAGGCGATTTATTAATTGTTAGAAGTGACTCTGATCCCAATGATGCTGCCGTGATGTCAGTTAGAGAAATACCACTTTTTTATGCTTCATATTATGGTAAATATATTCAAGTAAAATGGACAACCGTTTCTGGTTCATTAGGTCCCCAAAATTTTACTCATAATAAAATATATCATTTTGGGTATGTAAAAAATGGAACAGATGCTTCTGTAACATTTGCAAACGTACAGAGTGCTCTTTCTGGATCTAATACTTTAGCATTAGGAGGCGCTTTAACAGCCAAAGGAGATATAACAGCATTTTCGACATCAGATAAAAGACTCAAAACAAATATCAAACTCTTAGAAAACCCATTAGAAAAATTAAAAAAGATAAATGGATATTTGTTTGATTGGATAGAGAAAAAAGAAATACATTCTAACACAGGTAGAGATGTAGGTATTCTGGCCCAGGAGGTGAATGAAGTATTAAAAGAAGCTACTATAACTAGAGACAATGGATACATGGCTGTAAGATATGAGAAAATAATCCCGTTATTAATCAACTGTATTAAAGAACAACAGAAACAAATAGATGAATTAAAATAATTTATTAAATTTAATATATATATTTAATAAATGGCGCAAATACCAACGTGGGATTCGGGATTAGGGATAAAATGGAGTGATATTTATAATGTCGTTAATGGTAGAGCATTGGGTACTATTGTATCGCCAGGTACAGGAGTTGATATATCTGACTTCGCAGGTCAAACATGGGCGCCACCAGGCTTGCAGGTACCTGCAGCAACAACCGGGTCAAATATAAGTATCAAAACATATTTTAGCGGCAACTCATTGCCGGGAGGAGGCGGAGATTATCCTGGCGATGCCAAGCCTGTCGAACCCTTTTCAACTGTAGCAATGGATGAAGAAACGCACAGGTGTAATTTTAAAGTAGAGTATACTGCAGCTAAACCATTTTATTTTACAGATTCTGGAAGAGATCGTGAAAATTATAATAGTAATGATAATTATTATGTTACATTTTATAGTCCAGCAGGATTGCGACTTTGGATTCATTCAGGAGGATTTAATTATATGGACTTTGAAGAGTATAGTTATAGTCAGTATGATCGACTAGGTATTCAAGTATCTAATACTGATGAAAAAGCTTTAGAAAATTTTCAGTCAACACCTAGTTCAACCGCATCTGTTTTATATCCATGGTTACAAACAAGTTCTAGTAGAAGTCCACCGTGGGGCTCATCTTTCGGAGGAGGGCGCTATAATGCAACTAAATCTTTAAATGGATATATATTTCCATCTAATACTAGAAGAGCAGAATCTTTAGGATTAAGAGAAGGGGTATCTTTAGATTTGAATTTTAATATAATTCGGTTTTATTTTAGCGCAGATGGAGGTTCGGAAAAAAGAGGATGGTATTTTTCTGTATATCCTCTTCCAAAAGGTGGAGAACCTGGCGATCCTGGAAAAGAAATACCAAAATAAAAGTATAGTTTCTTTTTCGTAATAGTATATATATGTCATTTGATATTAACGCTTGTAAAAAAAAATTTGAAGATTTATCAGGTAATATCCAATGGATTGAAGTAATTGATGACGGTATTAAGGAAACATTTAGAATATTTGTTAGAGATTTAACAGGAAGTAAAGTGGATTATGATAAAATTTTAAATGAAGATATACTTCCCCATTTTCCAGTTTTAAATACATATTCATTCGAACAGTACACAAATCATGGAACTGTATTTGGCGTTACCTGTATTAAAAATATAAATTAAATAATTATTCTTGAAATTTATTTAATTTATAAATGAAACCAATATGTATCTTTTACCAGCTGATATGGCCAATCCCTCATGATAATGTGTAATCTTACCAGGATGTATTATTATTGATCCAATATCTTTATTATTAACTGTTTTATTCTGACGTATAAATCTACACCCACCCCCTTCAAAATCATCATTCAAACAAAGATTAACCGTATATACAGATGAATCGTGGTGTGGTTTTAACTCTTTTTGTTTTTCCATATCATATTTTACTACAAAATTAATATTGGTTTGTTTTGTACTGTATTTGTATGTATCCCAAACTATTTTATTAATATAGCAATCTACTATAAATTTCCACATTTCTTCTAATCCAATTTGATTTAAATGAATGTCTTGTGTTGGATGATTTTCAGTATTTCCAATTCTTTTATCATAATATTTTTTACCTCCCTGTGACCATGAATTGTGTTTTTCAGCAATAGTAATTATTTCTTCGCAAAATTTTTTAGTGAATATATTTATTTTCAAAACATCAAAACCAAGATCCATGATTTCTCTTTTTTCACGAAAAGCCGGAGATAAATACTTACTTTCCCAAGATAGTAAATTGGTTTTGAAAGTCATTAATCCAATTGGCTCTTGATAATAACCAAAATGTTCATTATTTAGAACCCACATGAAATAGTTGCTTTTACGCATGTTGTAAGAAAATGCCATATCAATACCACTACCCTTATCTATATTATTTACGAAATAATCTTTCTTAAAATGGTCTTTGTGTATAAGTAAAGTGTACCATAGATAGGGTACATTCCAACAACCTTTTATTTCATTGTTTGCTATCTTAATATAATCGTCGGATCTTTTATAAAAATTGTTAGAATCTATGTCGCCCCAAAAATTTGAAAATAGGGAATTTTTACATCTTAATAATGGGCCTATAACAGATTTATTTTCACGTAATAAACTTCTTAAAATATTAGTATTTTCAATAACAGCATTTGAATTGATATAAAATATAAATTCACAATCATGTTCTTCTTTTGCTAATTTTTCGAGAGTTTCAAAAAGTTGATCAGATTTTTTTACACATATAAACTGCTGTTTTATATTTTTAATATTGAAAGCTGTTTCTTTATGCACATATACATATGTAATTTTATCAGATGGATAGTCAATACTTAAAATAGATTCAACAGTTTGATTATTATATTCAGGGAAATCATCATATATTATCATTATATTCGGCGTTGGGTTTTGTTTATTTACACATTTATATCCATAAGTAGAATTCCATCCAGCAACGCAATAATTTGATATTCTATTTAATCTTAGTTTTGTAGTCTCAGGACCATTCCCGTGAATAAAACATGGTCTACTATTTTTAACAGTGATGCACGATTTATTATATATCAGATTTATATCATATTCATTATTAAGACACAAAAATAATTTTTGATGATAATCCAGTTCAATATTTTTAATGGTTTGGAGAGATTCTAGAAAACGATGTGTATAATACAATTGATCATCGTCATTATTATTAATTGGTAGTTCTATTATTTTCTTTATATCATCAGACCATCCTATAAAATTTCCCGAGTTTAAATATTTATTTTCTACATCTATTGTTGGATATTTATCCATTAAATTTGTATCTGGCCAACAAGAACACTCTGCTCCGAAAACAATTTTACCATTATAATTTGTTTTATATACATCTAATAATTCCGTAACATGATTATTAGCAATAACATCATAACTGTCTGTAAAAACAATTAATGTGTTTTTTTCTAAGGTAGATAAATATTGTTTTAGAAAATTAATTTTTTGACCACCTCCTGTACCAGCAGCCATATCCCCTCCTTTCCATGATGTATCTAATCCTAGTACTATCGGATTATATCCATATCTTTTACATGATTGTCGATATCTTTTAACACAATCATTTTCTTCTGTACCGACTGTTAAAAGAGTAACATCATTCGTATAAACAGGAACAGGGTTAGAAAAGTAAGTCCCACTGTCTGAGAAAGCATTGTTTTTAGGCTTTACTATAGAGGGTTCAATTGCCCAGCATTGGGTATCAAATGGTATTATCTCATTTAAACCATAAATTGCTTTTTTTCCAAACATCCATGGTATATATTCATCTACCGGAAAGATTTTGTCTTCGTATACATTTGATTCGATTTGTTTTTCATTTCTAAGATATTTTGCACCATTTTTAGATAAAATATATCCAATTGTCCAATAACTTGATTCTGATTTTACTATATTAATATTATCTGAAAGATTCAAATATTCTATTTTACTTTTATCTACATTATATTCTTTTACAGCGCTCATTTTTTTTCTACCCAAATACATGAAATGAAAATTAACTTTTCCTTCATAGCTTGCTAATTTACAAAATTCATTTTCATTTGCGATTACAAAGTCATCTTCTAATACTATAGCCGATTCTTCTGTTGATTCCTCTATTTTTTTCCAAACTAAATTATGTGATAATGCACATCCCACCTCTCCACGCGTTAAATGTAAATGCGACCATGGATCTCTCCATTTTTCATAAATATTATATTGTTCTAACATACTACCATCTATAGCATCTATTATTTCATAGTTTGTTATGTTCAACCTTTGGAATATTTCTTTTATTTTTATACGATTTTCTATTTCTGTTTTAAGACTTATTGTATAAATTTTCATTATGTATTTTATAATTTTAACTTTTTAAATAAATAATAACTTAAAATTTTGAATCTATTTATTGCATAATGTCAGAAACAAATACCGAACACTCAACTAATACTACCTCCACAGTAAACTTGTTAAATTTACCCGTAACCAATGAGAATGAGGCTTTGAATGTCATGGTCGGCTTTTTAGGTTTGGCTCAAAAAAGAGGGTGTTTCGCCATCAATGAGGCCGCCAAAATCTATGAATGTGTCAAACTTTTCCAAAAGCCTGTTTCGAATACCGGCTCAAATTAGTACATCTCCCATCAAATGGAAATAATAACTGATAAGTTTTAGCTTTTTGTATGTTATCACATAATATATCATACAATTCCCAATATATAACCCTAGTGCGTGCATGGTCAGGTCTACCCGAATCATCATAATAGCAACACGTTGAACAAGGGATCACCCTATCGCTTAACATTCCTGATGGCATGATATTATTTTTATTTAAGATTTTTCCCAATGGTAAATTACCATTTAATGCAATGGTTTTATATATTTTATCTACGGAAAGTGAGGGTCTTCTATAAGAAGGCCTACTAGAACCCCAATCACTTGCTAGTTCACGCATCTTTACTAATCTATATTTAATAATCAAAGGATCTTCGCGCATTTTAGCTTTAAGTTTTGCAATAAATGTTATCAATTCTTTATTTAGAAATATAGCATCATTTCCACAAAGAGTCCAAATAATTCTACAAACATCTAATGGTAATAATTTCATATATTCTATTTATATATAATATATGAATAATTGTACGATTTCCGTGTATCTCGCTTATGGTATGGCTGCGTATGTAATTGCTTCTATTTATTACATGGTAACAACACGATTTGTTGGTACGCCTTTCAAAGACTCTTTAACTGCAAAACAGATTATTATTAAAAAAAAATCAGCAGGTGTTAGAAGAAATATATTTTATCAAGGAATCGCTGCGGCAATTGTAAGTTTAGCTATATTCAAACCATTTCATAAATGCGGTTAATCAAACTATTGACATATAATTTAAACAATCGGATAAGACGGTTGTGTAGCGATTCCACAATTATTATCTCGATTTCTTGACATATAAATATATCCATCGTCGCCCCAAGATTCTCCCCAACTATTTTTAACAATCCAATAGTCTGTACCATTTGTTGTTGTTCCATAACCAACAACAAGTACCCCATGATCTAACATTGTGCTAGAGCAACTCGGGTCATAATATACTCCTTTTTTATAAAATTGGAATTGAGGACTGGATGCATCAATGGCGACTGAAATAGGACCAATCGCAGCAACTGCTTCTTTTAACCCCGTTTCACCACCTTTAACATCTTTAAAACTTGAGAAGGTAGCTACAATCTTACTTTTATTGAATTTACATGGATCATCTTGGGCAACATATGGATACTCTGTTTCACTTTCAATACCACCCGTGCCAATTACATACTGAAATGCCCCATCCATTAACCCTCCATTACACCCCTGATCTGTACCATTGACATCACAATCAACAATTTGAGATTCACTAAGTGGAACTAAATTGCCAGTTTTAAGAGCGTGTTGCCCTTCCATCGATCCAGTGGCCGAAAAGCTCCAACAAGACCCACATTGCTGTTGATTTTTAATAGCTGTCACCACGCCTTTTTTTCGCCAGTCAACTGTTTTTGGAACTCCCAGTAGTGCTTTTTTTTCAGTTGGTTCTGGAAATTCTTTATTAGCTAGTTGATAATTCAAATCTTTTCTAGTCGCCCATTGCGACCAGTGTTTGTCCGCAAATTCGTTTAATTCTAATTTAAAACCGTGGTCTTCAGAATTATGTTTATTCACAAGATCACGATTTGATAACCAATTATTATAGCTGTGCGTGAGATTATGATTGTCTCCCCATTGTTGAAATTTATTATACGTGTTTGTCCAAGAATCAAATTCTCGGAGATCACTGAAAATATTAGGATGAGATGAATGATAACAACGCAAACTTCCTATAGAAGCGACCATAAAACAAAAACTATAGAGCATATTCATTATGAATATTAATGAATATAATCCTTTATACTTATTTAATAAATAATTACCGTCTTCCTTTTCTTTTTCTCTTAGTTCCCCGTTTCTTTTTCCCTTTTCTATTGATTTTTCTCCTTGGTTTGCGTTTTCTTTTCTTTGTACCGTGCCTTTTCTTTCCATGTCTTTTCTTTGTTCCATGGCTTTTCTTTTTATGAGATTTTCGGGTTTTATGCTTTTTATTTCTTCCAGCATCATAATCTTCCCCCCATTGCTCCCTCATTATTTCTTCCAATTCTTCAGCAACTTCATCTTCATCCTGTGCTGTGAGAGCTGTATTTCTACCAAGCATTTCGCCCACATCTGCTGATTTATGTTCTCTTCCGTCATCTCCAACCTCCATATCACCTATAAGCCTTGCCATAATTTCTTCGCTATCACGCATCGCATCATCAACCTGTTCTTGATTGTATATTCCTCGACTATCTGCAAATACCGGGGATGAATTTGCCCGAACGCGCCCTCTTTGCTGAGGAAATTCTGTTTGTGGCATATCTTGCATATAATTTGGCGAGTTTGTACCATCGAATTCACCTTCCGAAATAGGCGAACTATCTATAAATCCTGATGGGACATCATAAGCGCCTACATAATTTTCCCTTAAACGATATGGATCCATTGGTCCTGGATATATTTCTTTAATTGTACCAAGTGGCGATTCTAGAAGGGTTGCTAATTCTGTGACTTTTTGTGCATTTTCTGTAACAAGATTTCCTAATTTTTCCATTTCTTTGGTTTCGGCGTCGGAAATGTGGTCTTGCTGCATGATTCGATTGCGTATTTGCATTACTCTATTTGCGTGTCGATCTAAGCGCTCGTGTACGTTTTGTAAACTTGCGTTAGAGTCGAGATATTTTGCTACGGTACCCTGTTCCATTACATATGGTTTTCTAGGTGGCGGCGGCGAAGGTCTTTTTTTTCTAGTTCCACGATTACGTTGAGCGACATTTTGAGAAGACCTATACACTTTTTTTGTTTTAGCTAACCGCCTCTCGCGTTCTTTTTGATATCTGATCAAATCCGCCTTCTCTTTTTTTTCTTGCGCAACAGTTTTTTTTATATTTTTCTCTATTTCACTTAAAGTTTTTTTTACTCTTTTTAATTCTTTCGATGTAGGATTTGACGCCATTATATATTACTTGGAGATTTTTTTACTATCGATATCTGTTAATTCTAATGTTTTAATATTATCCAAACTCTCGACATGTTTCAAAGAAACAATGCTATTTATCCGCTCTCGTTGTTCCTGTTTAAATCGACTATTCTCTTTTTTAACGCAGCTTTTTAATATTTTTAGCATTATTCTACCAATGCTATTATTAATTACCTGAAAGATTTTAATAATTCCACCAGTAACACCTATAATTTCTAAATAACTTTCGACATTAATAGTTTTATATAACCAATAATCTGAAAGAACTCCGACAAATAAACTATTGGTAATAATTAGTACCCATATTAATATAGCTTGAAATTTCTTTTTAATTTTCGGATCAACGTCATAATTTGGTAATTTTTTTTCATCTATAAATAAATCTTCGTAGAAAAGAGGTTTTGATGCAGTAACATATACTAAAATTGGAAAGTTCCAAAATATTATAAAAAAGGCTGCTGATATAATAAAAGGGAAGTAATAAAATTCTCTAAATTCTTCAAAAAAAGCCAACGAAGATATCCCCACAAAAGGTAAAAAATATCGTTTGCATTTTACTTTACGACATTCCTCCTTACTACATTTTATTTTACCTGTTTCATCAATGCAAATACAACACCATGATAAACACATTTCTTAATTTAAAATTAAAAAATGAGTTTAAATCGTTTAATATTATTCATTACATTCAACTATCCCTGTAATAAATTAGTATTTGATAACCTTTTGTAAAGTTGAAATAGGTTTCATATTGTTCTGCAAAACGCCATTGTGTATTTTTATTCAGTTTACTTTTCCAATTAAATTTTTCCAATCTACTGTAACTTTCACCATCGAAACCATAATCAATGCCGTTAATAGTAATATACGCCGAAAAATGATTTTTATTTGTATTTCTTAAAACCGCGGCATCTAATTTATAAGAGTATTTATTTCCATTGTTATCTTTGAATTCTAATTTTTTTGGTGTTTTGAATTTTCCAGAGGGCGTATCTTGTACTTCTACAAAAATTACTTTTGGAATAAAATCGCCTATTATTGAAGCGTTTAATATTAGTTTATTTAGTTGTTTTTCAGTTGGAGGATTATCTGATGCCATATAGAAATTTAACCATCCAATAGGTCCTTTCGTATATGATATATCGCCTTCATGCCAGCCTATATGACCATCCTTTATATCTATAATTTTTCTGTAAATTGTAGAGTAAAATGTCAAAGGATTGGAGGCCTTTTTAGTTTTCACGATTCTACTATTTGGCAGAGCTCTATGAAATTGTCGAATTATATCATTTGTATCCATAAGTTCGGCATATCTTGCTGGATCACCTTCTGATTTACTTCTCAATGAAGCATCTATCATTTTGTTCAATAAAAATGCCGGTTTTTTCATGGCAGTTGGTATACTTTTTCCATTACCAGGTATTATTCCCGTAATACATGTTTGTCTGAACCATCTATTAAATCTACGACCTCCGTCACTTATAAACCACGACATGAAAAATGAATTCATCCAACAATTTGATTGGTGTTGAGCTGGTGCTATTATTAACTTTGCTGAAACTGGTTTGGTTGTATTTAAATTTTTTAACATGATTTCCTTTGCTCTCTTTGTTTTCCATCCAAAACATTTTGTACCTTTTGCCGTCGTTGCCATCACGCCTCCATTGGGACAATCATAAACGTTACCTTTAGGTGTTACACTTTTTAAACTCATTAATTGTTTATTAATGCTAGGAGAATATTGAACTTTCCCTTTTTTTTGTTCTCTTCTTAATTCTTTCGCCAATTTGGGAGTATTATTTTCAATAACAGACGTCTCCCTCTTTAAAACAGGTTTCCTTTTACTAGAAGTATTGTTTTTTGGAACGCATTTTCCGGTTACAGAATCTTTTTTAGTTCCGTTTGGACAACGTTTTCTTTTAGCTTTACTAGGTGACTTTTTTTTAGTTGTTTTTTTTACTGTTTTTCGTTTTATTTTTTTAGGTTTGGTTTTCTGAGTGTATTTTTTTAACATCTTGTCACTGAAAGTATAGCAAAATTTGTCTTTGGGATTTTTGATATATCCCTTTTTGCACCTTCCTTTATGAGGCCCATATCGGGTAATCCAATCGGTGCGGAGGCCAGCTTTCCATTTTTGATTTATTTCTTCTACAAATTTAGTTTTAAAATATAAGGGACCTTTGTGTTTTTCCAAAAAGGATAATTTCTTTTTCCTTTTCTTAACAACTTTTGGTTTTTTCTTTTTAACCGTGATTCTTACTTTGGCTTTTTTTTTCTTTATTTTTATCTTTACAGTCTTTCTACATTCGCACCTTGATTTAACTAATTTATCATTATTATTACACTTTGGAGAGTAGTATTGATTCATTTATATATATATTCTAAATATTTAATATTGCTATTTTGTATATGGACGAAATAATAACAGGAACACCAAACTCATTAAGTGCAGATAGTTTAAGACCATCTCGCTCATTATCTATAAAGCCACCACTAGCTTCATCTGATAGTGAATGGGGTACATGGAATATAATTACAATTATTCTTATAGTGGTTGTTTTGGCTTTGTTAGGATTAAATATATTTTCATATTTAGCAAAAGGCACCGATGTAATAGGTGATTTCATTGCTAAATTTTCTTCGCATGCACCTAAAACTGCAGCAAAGGTTATAGATACCAGTATTGTGGGTACTCAAGTAGCAGCAGACGTCGCGGCTGGGACAGTAAAAGATGCAGGAGATGTTTTATCTAGAGAACTAAATTTAAAAAGGAAAGATTTGTGGGAATCGCGAGATTCAGGCGTGAGAAAATCAATTGAAAATCGAGAGATGCATGGTATTAATAAATTTCCTCAACATGAACCCAATAAATCTTATAAAGAAAGTTCGGGAGATAACAAAATTCAAGAAAAACATAAACCTGGATATTGTTATATAGGAACAGATCGCGGATATCGCTCTTGTATTAAAGTAAATAGCAAAGATGATTGTGAATCTAAGAAAATTTTCCCATCAATGAATATTTGTATTAATCCTTCATTGAGACAATAAGTTGATACTATATTTTAATATATTATCAATTAAGTGATTATTGTGTTGGCCACATACTAGAGGTTGGCGTCTCGCCTTGCTCAAAATACCATTGCAATGACAAATAAGGAGGTGTTGCTGTTTTTGTAACCTTGGTTGAAAGATCGGGACCATCTCTAACAATTTGCATTACATCTGTTCCGCTAAGAGCATAATCATGGTACCATAAATCAGACAAGTTTCCAGAGAATCCACCGTTAAGATTTACAAATACATCTCCATAATTTTGTTTAGGAACGCTATCAAAGGTATGACGGAGAGCGACGTCGCCGTTAATAAATACATCCATAATATTTCCTTTAACACGAATAGCCACATTTACCCATTTATGCATTGGTAAATCAGTAACCTCAACCTCTTCAAGAATATTTTTGAATGTATTCATAACTACTATTAAAGAATTTCTAGTAGGATGAATATAGAGACCTGGTCCATTATTAGGAAATGCGGTTTGATCTGAATTTAATTGCTCGGTTCCTTTGTGGAAAACATGTTTTCGTTGACCCGATTTATATACTAAATCATCTACATAGATCCACACAGTCCAAGTGAATTCTAAACCATCTCTTTGATTAATGGAACGCATTACGGGGATAGAATTAGGATTACTTGGATCTTGTGGAATTACAAGTAATTTTTTAGCGTCTTTCATTCCTGAAGTAAGATGTGGTGAAGGTGTTGGTTCAAACAACCAAGTCAAAAAACTGACACCACCGCGTAATAACAGAATAAACACGATAATTACTAAAATTAAAAAAACAACCTTTGAAACAAGTGTATTCGATTTTAGAAAATCACTTATTCCGGAAAGAGCTCTTCGCCCAGTTCCTAAAACTTCGTTTCCTGTTTGTTGTGCTTGATTCATAGCTATATATAATAGCAAATAAATTATATATCGAATTTATTCATTACTTTATTATCTTTCAAGAATTCTATGCGAAGTCTATATTTATTAATAAGACCAGTAAACCAATTGGTTCCTCCGGGACCTTCTCTATATATAGCATAAGCCTCTCGAGGATTTACAGCTCTCGAGAAATATTGGAAGTTAGAAATATATCCTTCAAACCCTCCACCAGGAGATACTACTAAAGGACTTCCTGATGACATTTTTGGTACACCTGGGAGTACGCAAGTTCTAACCAATTTACCGTCTAAATACATATCTAAAGAACGGTTATTGAGTGTGACAATAATGTTTGCCCAGGCCTGAAGGGGAACATTTTCTAAAGTACACGTGTGATTTACAGCCTGCGTTGAGTCTTTACTAGCGTATGTTCCTAAAGTAATATCTACATTATTCATCATTGCTCCTAAACTTAATTCGGGAGCTGGAACGCTACCATCTTGCCCGCGGCCAAAAATAATCTTCTTTTCGCCAATTCTGTAATTCCAATTAGAAATGTATACCCAAATAGAATATGTGTAATCTGCGGATGCACCGTGGGGTATATTATCGCCTGTTAATATGACTGTTTTTCGCGCATCGTGTTGACCCAATAGATAACTTCTGGAACTGTCACCAAATATCCATATGTAAAGTAAGTAAATTACGAGGATGATAACTACACCTATTACAATGTTTTTCAAGTTCATGATATAATATAGGCGAAGAAATTATCTAAACAATTGGCGGATTTTTATATTTTAAATTTTTATATAAACTTTGAATTTTACTCAAAGATAATGGTTTTGGAAAATATACTATACTACATACTCCCCCACTTAAACCGTTATTTGACCCAACTGTAATTTCATCATATGACATTATTGGAACTATATTATTTGTCGAAGATACTAAATCTCCATTTATAAAAATATCTAAAGTTCCGCCATCATAATTAATAATTATGTTATTCCATTTTTGAAGTTTAAATTTTTTTGTAGTATACACCACATTATCTTTGTCTAAACCATTGCTCATTATAATTCTTAGTGTATTTATAGATGGGTTAAATTGTATTTTGGGTTTATTTGCATAATCCAATATATTTGTGAATTTACTACTAGATTTTCTAAAACTTGGCGGTTGATCATGAATAAATGTCCATGCTGAAATTGAATAATTATAATTAAAAGCTCCTACACCAGATCCTATATCTTCGTAATTTCCGATCACTTTTTTAGTATTTAAATAAATCGGATCTTTCAAAAGTATTTTTGTTTTTAACATATTTTCGCGGCTTTTTCTACTATCTCCTAGATTCTTAGATTCAGCAGTTTGTATCTGAATTTGATTTCTCAAGTCAATAACGATGGGCGCATTTACTTGCACGTATGTGATTGCTGCCTCAAGAGATAAAGTCTTTGAAAACATGTTCTCAAAAAATCCTAATTTTTGTTTATTTTTAACAGATCTATATCCTCTTGATTCTAAATATGTTTTTAGATTTTTTACCATTTTTGGATCATATAAATTACCAGCTAATATAACCTCCCAATCTACAGATACACCATCCATTATCTTAGATAACTGATTCTCATTTCTTATTATAGATTTATCGTGTGCCTCACTCTCTTGTTGTATCATTAAATCATCAGTTTTTGTAACCGAATGTATAAATATATAATTTTTGATTATTGGAATTAAAAAGTATAACCCAACTCCTATTATTTCAGCTAGTAAAATAATCCATGCTACATACGGTGTCTCTTTTATTTGTTCCCATATATAATTTGTGAAATATAAAACAGTACAAGGTATAATAAATATAATATGATAAAGCAACTTGAAGAAATTATTATTCATTATTTTGCTCAGTAGCCAGGCATTCTTAGTAACAGCATTGAATATTGCAAATATTAATGCAAGAACGACAATAATTTCTATTAACACAGTTAATGTAATAGATAAAAATGAAAAGGTTTTTATTAAATATAAAGCTAGCGTGGTTAGTCCTAAAACTATAGCAATGCTTAATATTGATTTGTATAATGGTACAGTTTCTGAAAATGTCCATTTCATTTGGGAAAATGTGCTATCTTTATAAGGATATGGATTAGCATCATTATTTTCTTTTATGAATAAAGAAATAACTCCTAATGCAATAAATGCACCACCCAATATTAGAATGATATTACTATATGTTGACCACTCTTTTAATACTGAATTATCTTTGTATAAAAATGTAAAAAAATAGGATAAAAAAAGATAGACAATCAATATTGTAATTGCAAGGGTTTTGAAATTAGTTATCCATGACCATACAATTCTAAAAAATGTCGAAATATATCCAAAAGTAGTTCGGAAGAATATCATGATGCTATTAAGAAGATTATATCGTAAATCAGAAGCTTGCTCACTAACATTTCTTCCAGGCACAGAAGGATAAATAAAATCATATAACTTCATAGAACTAGCAATTATTGCAATAATTAATGGAACATATAATGTAATTGCCAATAAATTCTTAATAACTGTGTCTTGATAACCAGATTTAGTCATAATATATTATCAGGTTATTTAAAAATATTAAAGAACCTAATTAATTTATAAATTACTTTGCATAGTTTTTGTAGCGTGACATTCGGTACATAATGCTACTAAATTAGAAACATGATTTGATCCACCATATCTTAAATCTACTTTATGATCAACCTGAAATGTTGCTTTAAGTTGTTCTTCACAGTGTTTGCACCTCCAGTCTTGTTGAGCAGCTACATATTTTTTTTTAGTCTCGCTTACAGAGCGTTTAGAAGAGCTTCCGCCCGAATTTAACATTCTTTTCATTTGGGGTGTAACAGCGTTGTTTATAGAAGCCGTATTATTAAGTTGATCCATATCGCCTTTTACACTAGCAAAATCAAAAATAGGTGTTAACATATCTGTTGTATTACGATCAATGGGCATATATTTAATAATACTATTCGCGTGTTTAAACATGCCTTTTGACCCTTCTGGGTTTTTTTTGATAAATAAGTATAATGATAGACCTACAAATGCATATTTTGCCATTTGTACATACTTTTTATTTATATGAAACATCTTTGTATACTTACCATCATAATATGTATTTACAACTAAAAATATCGTAATTCCTATTATAAAGAGTCCTATTCTCATTATATTTTATGAAGAAAATTATTTGGATGACTTCTTAAGAAGATATAAAATAAGTAAAATAATAAATAAGACAGTACCAATCATAATATACTGTTTTCGAGATTTGTATTTTTCTCGATTTAGTACTTCCTTTGGTTTATACGAATCATAATATTTTTCTAAACTATCAAAAAAGTCTTCTTGTTCCCAGTCCATTTCAGCATGTAATTTATTAATTATAAAGTGTACCCATTTCATAAAAGATTCGCGCGACTCTAAATAAGGAGTTACCGGATATTTGTCTAACAGCTTTGCAAACTTATTTCCTATAGGTTTTTGAGGAAGAAACAATGGTAGATTCTGAATTGTATCATAATACTTTTTTTTTGTAACATCATTGGGATGTTGCGGATACATAACTGATATGGTCTGTAATGTAAATTTAAAATGAGGCATCCATATCTCTGGATCGAGAGGCATTATATATGAAATAGACATAAAAACTAATGTTTATAAACATATAACAATATGAATCGACAAAAAACAACATATAATTTTTGTAATAATTGTACAAAACAGGGACATTTATTTAATCAATGTAAAATGCCTATAACAAGTATAGGAATAGTGGCTTTTAAAAAAGAAAGCAATGTGCTAAAATATTTAATGATTTGTAGAAAGGATAGTTTGGGTTATATAGAATTTTTAAGAGGAAAATATCCATTGTATAACAAAGAGTATATCCAAACACTTATTGATGAAATGACGGTACACGAAAAAGAAAAACTTATATCCAATAGTTTTGAAGAACTATGGAAGGGTTTATGGGGTGATTTTATTGGAATTCAGTATAGAGGTGAAGAAAAACATGCAAAAGAAAAGTTTACGCAAATTCAAAGAGGAATACAAATTTATAGCGAAGGAACATACGATTTAGTTAGTTTAGTTAAAGAAAGTTTAACACAATGGTATACTCCAGAGTGGGGATTTCCAAAAGGACGAAGAAATTATCAAGAAACAGATATAACTTGCGCCTATCGTGAGTTTAATGAAGAGACAGGGTACATGAAGGATGATTTGGATATGATTACCAACATTCAACCGTTTGAAGAAATATTTATTGGTTCCAATTATAAATCATATAAACATAAATATTATTTGGCGGAGCTTATATCCGATAATGTATCAACGGCCAATTTTCAAAGGAGCGAGGTAAGTGATATGAAATGGTTCACTTTAGATGAATGTTTATCTACTATTAGACCCTATAATTTAGAAAAATTACAGGTAATTAAAGATATCAATAATGTTTTAGAAAGATATAGATTAATCTCATAATATATTAACTGATGTCATCGGAAAAAAAAAAGCCAGCTGTAAAAGTTAAAAAAAAGAAAGGGAGGGTAAAAATTAAACAAAAAAAAATAGTTGTAAAAACATGCACACAACTTAAAGAAGAATTTAAGGATATCAAAACAATTGATATGGATAACCCAGACCAGCGTAATTTTCTTAAATGTATGTCAGATGATAATAGAAATCAATTGGGTGACGAATCAAAAAAATTCCCGTATCTATATCCTTCTCTAGACGATCCAAATTTTAATGTCAAAATTGCAACAAAAAAGGAATTTTATGATAATCGTTATGAAGAAAAAACACGTGATGAGTTCGATAATATTAAGGAAGTCGCGCAAAAATTATGCGACAATACAGAATTTGAATTGGATCCGCATCAGATGTTTGTGAGGAATTATATGTCATTTCAGACCCCTTATAATGGACTATTACTATTTCATGGATTAGGTACAGGGAAAACATGTTCATCAATTTCTGTATGTGAAGAGATGCGTACCTACTTAAAACAATTGGGGATAACAAAAAGAATAATTATTGTTGCATCACCGGCAGTTCAGGAAAATTTTAAAATTCAACTTTTTGATGAAAGAAAATTAAAAGAGGTTAATGGTTTATGGAATATTAAAGCGTGTACTGGTAATAAATTCATTAAGGAGATAAATCCCATGAATATGAAAGGTCTTTCTCGTCATAGAGTGGTAAGGCAAGTTAAAAGAATCATATCTCAGTCTTATCATTTTCAAGGATATATTGAATTTTCGAATTATATTTCTCGAGTTATGCAAAAAACAGTAGGTAGAGGAGATAGCTCTGATTTAATTAGAAGAAAACAAAGACGGTCGCTTCAGAAAGAATTCTCTAATCGTATGCTTGTTATTGATGAAGTTCATAATTTGCGAATTACTGGGGAAGGAACAGTGAAACCTAGTTCCGAAAATCTTTTGACTCTTGTAACAAATGCTAATAATTTAAAATTATTATTGTTGTCGGCTACTCCAATGTTTAATGATTACCAAGAAATAATTTGGCTATTAAATTTACTGAATTTGAATGACAAGAGATATCCAATCACTTTAAGGGAAGTATTTGATTCAAAGGGTACGTTTGTTCAAAATACAGAGGGACAGGAAATAGGAAAAGAGTTATTAATTCAAAAAATGATGGGGTATATTTCATATGTTCGAGGAAATAATCCTTTCACATTTCCATATAGTATATATCCTTTAGAAGCGGGAAATCCTACATCATATTTAGGAATGTTACGGGATAAAAGTTGGACATACCCTGCTAAACAACTTAATGGGAAAGTGATTATTGATCCTATACAAGTATTAGATTTATCAATTATTAATATAGGAAGTTATCAAAAAAAAGGATATGATTTTGTTTTAGATTCTCTCCGAAAAATTAAACCAATATTAAATGATCCAAATAAAGGTTTGCTTTTTACACTTTTGGAGCCTCCGTTACAGGCACTGAATATGATATATCCTCATTCAGATTTAGCCAGTGATGATGCCGATGATGATCTATATCAATATTTATATGGAAAAAAAGGATTGGATAGAACCATGATGTATGACGAATCAACAAAATCGGATTTCACATATAAAGATATAACAATTCAAAATTTTGGTAGAATATTTTCTCCTTCTGAAATTGGGAAATACAGTGCAAAAATAGCTGCTATTTGTAATTCTATTAGAAAATCTAAAGGTATTATTTTTGTATACTCGCAATACATTGATGGAGGCGGCGTCCCCTTTGCTTTAGCTCTAGAAGAAATGGGAATTACAAGATACGGGGGGAGATCACTGTTTAAAACTTCGCCAACAAAACCAATAGATGCTTTGACATTAAAATCAGAAAATGTAAGGTTTCCTGCAAAATATATAATGATAACTGGTGATAAAAATTTAACACCTGATGTTAAAACCGAACTTAAAGCAATCACTAGTCCAAACAACATAAATGGCGAAATAATTAAGGTAGTTATTGTATCGCGCGCTGGTTCAGAGGGATTGGATTTCAAGAATATTAGACAAACGCATATTTTAGATCCATGGTATAATTTGAATAGACAAGAACAGATCGTGGGCAGATCGGTTAGAAACTTTTCCCATTGCGCATTACCTTTTGATCAGAGAAATGTGGAGATTTATTTGTATGGTACGAAGTTGAATAATAATATAGAAGCCGCGGATATGTATATATATAGATTAGCGGAGAGAAAGGCTAAGAAAATTGCCGAGATTGTACGTTTATTAAAAGAAAATGCGGTAGATTGTTTACTAAACAGAAAGGGTCAAAATTTCTCAGAAGAAAATGTAAATAAAATTATAAGCCAAAATTTATCATCCGGGTCAACAATAGAGTATAGATTAGGAGACAAAAGAGGAAGTTTTATGTGTGATTTTATGGATTGCAATTATAGATGTAATACTACAGTTCAAGATATAGAAGAAGTAGATACTACAACCTATAACGAAAATTTTATAATTATGAATATGGATAAGATTCTTCAGCGTATTAGATTATTATTCAAAGAGTATTATATTTTTGATAGACAATCGCTAGTTGCTTTGCTAACTCAAATTAAAAATTATCCTTTGGATCAAATTTATACTGCGTTAAATTATTTAGTTACAGAAAAAAATGAGTATTTAACAGATATGCTTGGAAGATTAGGACATTTGGTAAATATTGGAAATTATTACATGTTTCAACCTTTAGAACTGGGATCCAAACCTATTACACGCTTTGATCGCGTTCAGCCATTGGATTATAAACGTAAAAAAATAGTGTTTAAACTTCCAGATAATATTCCTTCATATACCAATACTGGTGATGAAAAAAAGGTTATTCAGGAGGATAGTCAAATAATGGAAAAGGTAGTTTCAGTTTATCAACAAATGCAAATTGTTGAATTTATAACTAGCATTGATAAAGAAAATTGGATAAAAGCTGCTGCGTGGGCCATTAATAATTTGGAGCGGTATAATAATATTGAAAGAAAGACATTATTAAAACTTGCAATGCATCATTATATTGATACATTAAAATTCAAAGAAAAGGTTGAATTATTAAATATTATTTATACAAAAGAAGATAAGAGCGATGTGGAGGAGATTGTTATGTCTTACTTTGAACAGTTCATCATACGAAGTAGTAAATATGTTGGTATTGTTTTAGCAGATTTTTCCAAACCCAGTTCTCATGAGTTGTACACGATACTAGCTTATATTGATGGTACATGGAAATCAAGTAAAGTGGCTGTAGGCGCGGGAGGATTGGCCGCTGAGATGTTTAAGAAGCTACAAATAAAAGATATTTCTACAATAAATGATATTATTGGGTTTATGACCATTTTTAAAAGACAACAAGTGGTTTTTAAAACAAAAGATATTAGATTAAGTAGCAAAGGAAGGACAAATAAAGGACAACGTTGTGATAGGGGCGAAGGTAAAGGTACAATTATTGCTAGAATAAATTCATTGTTATCAACAGGTGTAACGCCTATTAAATATAAAATGAAAAAGAGCACGGTTTTATCTATTTATGGAAATACAAATATTGGTCAAAGAATCCGAGTAGAGAGAAGAACTAAAGAAGTAAAAATAAGTTCATTGCAGTTATGCGTTGAATCAGAACTAATATTTCGTTACTATGATGAAATTAATCAAGACAATAAAAAATGGTTTTTTAACACGATAGAAGCAATGATAAATAATATAATTAATTTGGGTAAATAAATTGAATTAATAGTTAAAGATATTATATATCTAGTATATAATGTCGGGTATACAAGGAACAGTACAATCTTCTAATACGAAAAAACCTTTTGCAAAAAAAAGACGAGGAGTTGGTATTTACATGCAAAATATTCTTACTAGAAAAGTTAGATTACCCTTTACATCGGTAGGAAGTAATTTAGTAGAGAATATTTCACTTGATCTATCGAATCGTATTGAAGGGAAGTGTGTTCAAGAAGGTTTCATAAAACCCAATTCAATTAGAATTGTCAATTATTCAGCTGGTATTATAAATGGGAAATTTGTTACATTTACTGTTGTATTTGAATGTTTGGTATGTCGTCCCGTTGAAGGGATGAAATTTAAATCAGTTATTAAAAATATAACTAAGGCAGGTGTTAGATGTGAAACAATTGAAAATCCTTCGCCTGTAGTTGTATTTATAGCAAGAGACCATCATTTCAAATCGAAAGAGTTTTCGCAGCTTAAACTAGAAGATTCTATTACAGTAAAGGTTATTGGAATCCGATATGAATTAAATGATCCTTATATCTCTGTAATTGCGGAATATGTTCATCCAAGAAAAATAAGGGTTAAAGCAAAAAACCAACCTGTTAAAATATTAATTAATCCTAAAAAATAAATACTTAAATTCTATATTTTATCTATTATAAATGAATGATTTGACAACACTACGTGATAGTATAGAAAAATTGGAAAAAATCCACCAAGTGCATATATTGAAAATTTTTAATAAATATAATATTGAGTTTACTGAAAACACAAATGGTATTTTTGTAAACATGACTATTTTGAATACAGATGCTATTAATGATATTAAATCTTATATTGATTACGTTAAATTGCAACAAAAGCAATTGGAAAAAGTTGAAGCTGAAAAGGATGCTTATAAAAAAGAGTTTTATAAAGATAATAAAGCGGTCGCTTCATACAATCAATAATATGAAAAATACACCCACTTTTAATCCGAAATCTTTACATCATTATATGTTTACCAAAAAGCATATGATGAAATTATACATTGATGAACAATTAAAACCCATCAAAAAACAACAACCAAAAACGGAGGGGAAGAAAATTGTAACAGAAAATGGGTGTCAAACATTTATTGTTCCTCAAGTTAAAGATAAACTGTTTTGGTGCTATTATATTTTAATGAACGGTTCTATTAATTATTTATTATTGGATACAAAAAAATTTAAAGAAGAAAAAGAGCAAAAAATTAATTTGGTAGAAAAATTAAGATCAAATAAAGAGCTCCTTAAAAAATATAAATGGAAAAGAAATTCTATAGAAACAGATTTAGTTTATAGTGATGAGATTTCTATCGAAACTTTTATGTGTATATGTGCTATATCTAATATTAATGTTTCGATTGTTAAAAATCGGTGTTTATATACCTTGGAAGAAGAATTTGACGGAGATTGTCAAATTGTAGAACATCGTCCTATCGGATTTGGTTGTTATTTACTAGATAAAACTGAAATGGATATAAAATATAATGATTTTTGTACTTCATTTTGGAAGGTCGAAAATATTAAAAAACCATTGTCTGCAATATCCTCTTACAAGATAGCTTCTTTGCATGATATTTGTAATAAATTAAAATTACCACTAAAAAATATAGACGGAAAGAAGTTAAAGAAAAAGGATTTATACGAATCAATAAAGTCAAATATATAAAATTGAATTAAACAGAAAAATATAGGTTTAATATATATAAATGTCTAACGATAGTCCTACCCCTAATGAATTATTAGAATCATATATCTCAATCTACATGCGATCCGATAATAAACGTTCGCAAGAGATAGAGGCAGTATTTGGAAATAGGATAAGTCGGATTGATTTTGAAAATGTTATATCGAAGCTGAAATCTCTAGGATTTAATAATTTTGAGAGTGAAGGTTCGTATCATTTGAATATTCAAAATCAGTTTATCGATAAGAGAACTGGTAAAACGACAATAGGTAATATTAGAACTACTATTTCTGGAATTAGTGCCATACAAGAATATTGTAAAACCAATGCATTTAATTTAGATGACCCTCCGCGTAATATTTCATTTATGCAAAAGGTAGCCAAAATTCATGCAGATAAACGTCTCGCCCCAATTATATATAAAGATTTTGGATTTAAAATTAATTATAAAGAAGAAAAAATATTAAAACCATCATTCGGAATTGTTCGAGAATTATTACAATCATGGAATCAGGAAAAAAAAATATTTCGCCTGATTAAGCGATTTACTTTTAAAAGTGCTCGTTTTCCAAATATTAAAGTAGATTGTAGCATTGTGCGTTCATCGAAAAGAGTTGGTAAACGATTAATTCCGGAATATAGAATTGAGAGTTCAGATGTTTTCAAAAATCCTGAACAGTATGAGATTGAAATAGAAATGGACTATAACTCTTCTTCAATGGCGGTTGATCCAGAAGCGAAAGCTACATTAATGAAGCAAATTAGAACTGGAATCAAATATGTACTATCAGGACTTCAGCAGACAAACTTTCCCGTTAGTATCGGTGAGCAGAATGCTGCTTTAGAAAATTATATGAAAATTTTGTACAAGGGATCTTCTCCCGATAGGCGTATAAGAAATCGTGATTTTGTTGGTCCTTCGTCTATTTCATTGGAACGTCCAAACATAGCACCTTTGCAGGACGACTCTATCGTTCCCAATATTAGGATGCCTTATACAGTAACAGAAAAAGCTGATGGAATTAGAAAGCTTTTGTTTGTAAATGAAAAAGGAAGGATTTATTTAATTGATGTAAATATGAAGATACAATTCACAGGTGTAGTTAGTAAAAATAAAGAATTTGTCAATACAATTTTAGATGGCGAACATGTACTTCATGATAAATTCGGTGCATTTATTAATAAATATTTGGCATTTGACGTATACTATATTAAAACTAAAGATGTAAGAGGTAAACCATTTTATATAAGTATAGATGGCGCAGATGAAATGGAAAAAATGACGGGTAGATTGGTTGATTTGAAGAGAGTTATAAAGGGGTTAAATCCTACACCATTAATTGGTGCTAAATTACCATTAACTATTGATGCTAAAACATTTCACACCGCTTCTGATGGACCTACGATGTTTAAAAACTGTGAAACTATTCTTTCTAGAGTAGCAGACGATCTATTTGAATATGAAACTGATGGGTTGATATTTACTCCAGCGGATAAAGGCGTGGGAAGCTCCACTGTTGGCGAAGATATTGAACCAGTAAAAAGAACGTGGGATAGATCATTTAAATGGAAACCTCCCGAATATAATACGATTGATTTTCTAGTAACTACCCAAAAAACCGAAACAGGACAAGATGTTCTAGGCAATATATTTCAAAATGGCAATGATTTAACTGGAGCAAATAGTATTACACAATATAAAACGTTAATTTTACGTGTAGGATTTGACGAACGAAAACATGGATATATAAATCCTTGTGAAGATGTTATTCAAGATCATTTACCTAAGAAATCAAATCGTGAGGAAAATAGCCAATATAAGCCCGTACCGTTTTATCCCAGTAATCCATCGCCAGCATATCCAGCATATCTTGCAAATATAGTACTACAAGATCGTGGATCAAATAAAGTTATGCTTACAGAAGATAATATGGGAGTTATTGAGGATGAGACTATAGTTGAATGTAAATATGATCCGACCAAGCCAAAATTTTGGCAATGGGTGCCTATTCGGGTTAGATTAGATAAAACATCGGATTATAGGTCTGGTGGAAGAAATTATGGAAATGCTTATCACGTTGCGCAAAGTGTGTGGAATTCAATACATAACCCTGTAACAGAAGATATGATTACTACAGGTAAAGGAATACCTGATTTGATTGCGGATGATGATGTTTATTATAACAGAAAAGCTCAAGGTACAATTACCAGATCACTAAGAGACTTTCATAATTTATTTGTAAAGCGTCAATTAATACTTGCAGCTTCAAATAGAGGAGGTACATTAATTGATATGAGTGTTGGCAAAGGCGGCGACTTTCCGAAATGGATAGCCGCCAAGTTGTCATTTGTATTTGGGCTAGATATAAGTCGAGATAATATTGAAAACAAAATTAATGGAACGTGTGCTAGATTCTTGAATTATAGAAAACAATTTAGATCCATGCCATATGCATTGTTCGTTCAAGCAAATTCTGCATTGAATATTAGATCAACTGTGGCGTGCAATACAGATAAAGGAAAGGAGATCACAAGAGCTGTATTTGGAGATGGACCAAAAGATTCCAAGAAGCTTGGGAAAGGAGTATTTCGTCAATATGGGAAAGGTGAAGAAGGATTTGATGTAGTTTCAAATCAGTTTTCAATTCACTACTTCTTCAAAGATATTGAAACATTAACAGGATTTCTCCGAAATGTAAGCGAGTGTTGTAAAGTTGGTGGATATTTTATAGGTACTAGCTACGATGGTAGAGCTGTATTTAGAAAATTGGAAGGTAAAAAAATAGGAGAGAGTATATTCATAAATAATAAGGGCGTGAAAATGTGGGAAATTAAAAAACAATATGATGGAGATGAATTTTCAAATAATATTTCATCTTTAGGTTATCGTGTGGATGTGTATCAAGAATCGATTAATAAAACATTTCCAGAATATCTAGTTAACTATGAATATTTAACACAGATCTTGGAAAATTATGGCTTCGTCTTGCTTGAAAGAGAGGAAGCGCGTTCTATAGGATTACCCGAATCAATAGGAAATTTTGATCAGTTATTCTATGAGATGGAATCTCAAATTAAACACCGCCGTTTAAGATCTTCCGATGTACAATCGGCACCTGACATGACTTCAGACGAAAAGAAGATATCTTTCTTGAATAAATATTTTATATTTAAAAAAGTAAGAGAAGTAAATGCAGAAGAGGTAAGCAGGGTATTAACCGGTTCAAGCATTGCTCAAGTAGATTTAGAAGAAAAGGAAACAACTATGGTTGATAAGCCATTAATTAAGAAAAAACCTGTTGTAAGAAAAAAGAAAAATAAACTCAAAATAGGAGTTCAAAAACAGAAAGTTTTAGAACAAAAAACCGATGATCCGGTAGAAGAAGAGGTCGCCGTGGCTCCTGCACCTGGAAAACCTAAGCCTGTTATTAAAATTAAAAAAAGAAAGACAAAGGTCAAAGTTAAAGCGCAAAAAGTTGTTATTAAAGGTAAACGAAAGGCAAAAATCAAAAAAAAAATAGAAAAAGACGAAGATTAGATGCTTAAATTGATATAAACAGTGGATGATATATCATAATAATAATAATAATATGACTTATCATCAAGTGCCCAGTATAAATCTTTTTATTAGACCAGAACATATAAAGTTAACGTTCAGAAAACATGAGGAATATACTAATTATATCAGTCTAACTCTTGCTCAATATTTAAATAAGGTTAAAAAACGAATTAATAAATATCCAGAAGAATGGGATAATATAAAAAGAATCACCAATAGTTATGAATATATACATACAATAATACCACATTCTAAACATTCTATTAGTAAAATTAAACCTTTATCTAGAGCATTTTTTAAATTAATAGAAATGTGTAATACATTTGATTTGTTTAATGAAGGGTCAGAATCAATAAATTCGTTCCATTTAGCTGAAGGGCCTGGTGGATTTATAGAAGCAGCTACTTATTTGAGATATAATACAAATGATAAATATTATGGCATGACATTAATAGATCAAGAGAATGACAATGTTCCTGGTTGGAATAAAAGTATACTTTTTTTAAAAAAAAATAAAAATGTAATAATTGAAAATGGAATTGATGGAACTGGAGACTTATATTCTCATCAAAATTTTAAACATTGTTATGATTCTCATAAAAATTCAATGGATTTTATAACTGCCGACGGGGGTTTTGATTTTTCGGTTGATTTCAATAAACAGGAAGCTATGGCTCTTAGATTAATTTTTACAGAAGTTATGTATGCTGTGATAATGCAAAAAAAGGGTGGAAATTTTGTTTTAAAAATGTTTGATACGTTCCTCAAAAGTTCAATTGATATTATTTTTATGCTATCTTCATTGTATTCTGAAGTATATATTACAAAACCAGATACAAGTAGAACTGCTAACTCTGAACGATACATTGTTTGTAAGGGTTTTAAATTAGATGATTCTTCTTATTTATTTGATAAATTATATCATACGTTAATCATGTTAAACAATTCTCAAATAGATGATCTTACCATTGAATCTATTATTGATGTACCTCTTCCTTATAAATTTAAAATATCTATAGCAGAGGTAAATTCCATTCTAGGTAATCAACAGATTGATAATATATTAACTACAATGCGTTTTATTGAAAATAAAGAAAGAAAGGGCGAAAAAATTAATATAATAAGAACTGGTAATATACAAAAATGCGTGGCGTGGTGTATTAAAAATAAAATACCATATAATAAAACAGCAAATACAGGTAATATATTTATGACTAATAGAAAAATGAAACCCTCCATAAATAAAACCTTATAAAATTGAACTTAAAAATTAATATTGTTTTTTATAGCATAAAGAACAATATGGCATCATTAATCAAACAACAAGTTTCAGCTATTTTCAATTATTTCATCAAACAAAATACTCATCGAGGTCGAGTGGGACAGGATGGGGCTACTTCAGGTACGATAATTATTAATGAAAAAGCGGTTGATTATCTAGTAGTATATGATGGTCACGGTAATGGAAAAAACAGAGATGTAACGGTGAATTATCTTCGCGGACTAGATTGGTCATCTCTTTTGGTATCCGGTAACTTTTATTTGACATTATCTGAAAATTTAAAGAAGCTAGATACTTCCGGAGGCGGTTCAACACTTTCAGTTTGTTTAATATATGATTCACACTTTGAAACGTTTTGGATCGGGGATTCTACAATACGAATTTATGATGAAAAAGAGGAGATATGGCGTTCAAAAGATCATAATGAAAAAAATCCTGACGAGGTTACTCGAATGAGTGAAATGGGAATAGAAATACTAAAAAAATATAAACGAGGTTCTAATAATGGTCAGACTATTTATACATTAAAAACATTGAGTGGAGATACGTTGGATATGACACAAGGTGCCTTGTTTGACTATGGATCGATAGATACTATAAACATGTCTCACGCTTTAGGACATAATAACTGTACAGGAGACTTCATCTCACACGCTTCAGTTCCTAGAGAAGAAGGGAAAAAATACAAAGTTATCGCTGGCACAGATGGCTTGTGGGAACTTATCCATGACGAAGCTCATAATGAGTTCTTGATAGATAGAAAAAATCAGTCTGAGGCTGTAGTAAAATTCGCTGACACTCTTTGGACCAAAGATTGGAATTATAATGGATCTAAAACTTCCTTTCCGCAGTGGAATATTGATGATGTGGCTGTAGCTACTTGGTCAGATTAAGGTATAGAATTGTCATTAAATATATAATAAATAATATTAAATATAAAAATTCAAATTACAAAAATGAACATTTTGTCTGTAATCAGAACAACTCCATTTATGTTTTTTTATTATAAATTAAATGATGAATTAGAAAATATACAAACCAAAAAATTAGCATTAAATAGTACCTCTTTATTTCACGCTTCTTCAAGCGTTTTGCTAGGTCTAAATTATTTATTAAAATCGGGTTCTCCTAGTTTAATACAAATGAATACAGGAGGATACTTGTTATTTGATGTATATTATATGATAAAAGCTGGTAAATTTGATTTATTGAGATTGATGTATTTATATCATCACATTGCTATTTATCCTTACATGTTTTTATCGCCAACAAAATATTATTGGCCACAAGTAATATTTTATGCTGAATTATCAAATATACCTAATTATATTGTTTATTATAGTTTAAAACAAGATGAAGAAAAAAAATTAGGGAAAGGTTATAAATCATTGCGAACAAAATCACTTTTGAAAATACAAGTATATTTTTATGCATTTTTTAGAATATTTGTATTAGGATATTATGGTATTTCAGAATTAAATCATGGTGGTAAAACTCCTTTTACTATTTATTTAATATCAATATTATATATATTTGGTTTAATTTGGTTTGGTGCTATGGTAAAACAAAATTGTAAATAACTTAAAATATATTATATAGTATTTCTTTATATGGATAATAAATCTAAAACTAAATTATTTATAATAACTATATTACTAGATCTATTTTTACTTTTTGCCATTATAAAATACACTATATCCGCTACCGGTCTACTTTGGATAGCAAGTGTTTTTGTTTGTCATTTGTTGTTTTATATTGCTTTATACAATGAAAATAGATATATTTTAAATGTATTACATTATTTTATTTTTATTCTTCCTTCTTTTGCAATATTTATAAATAATATTTGTATAAGAATAATATCTCTTTTACTGTTGATTTTAATACAAATATTATGGATAAAAGAAAAAAGGTGTATATTAAATGAAGACGATTATAAATTTGGATACGGAAATGAATTAAATTATTATTTAGTTGTTTATACTCCGATTTTGGCATTAAGTATTGGAACTTTATATAATAGTCAACCAATTTAGAGTTATTACAGCGATATAGATTAAACTCGTAGATTAATTAAAACTTCTCATTCTTTAAATTAATCCATACCTGTTCGTTCACTGATATTGCCAATAATCCTTTAATTCTTCTATTGATTTCTGGAAAAGGAATATTAATTTCCATGCGTTCACCTTCGCTTATATACTCTTTAAACTTTGCATATAACTTTTTTATAGGATCGTATGTGGTATTTAAATTAAAACTGCTCAATTTTGAAATTATTACTTTTACCTCATTTTGCCGTTCTTCTTTTGTTCGGTAAACAATCTCTTTTTTTTGCCTTTTAGGTTTATCTTTCTTTTTTCCCATATAGTTAAATTACTCGAAAAAATCTTAAGTAATTTAACTAATTAATGATGATGACGATGAGTAATGTCTATTATACTCGCCGGCTCTACCGCGACCTAATCTATTACGATTTCTTTCTCTCACATTATTTCTAGTAGCTTCTTGGTTTAAAGAAGGCAATCGGGACCTACGATTATTGTATCTATTAGACCCTCTTATATATCCATTTGATCCTCTAACTCTCATATTATTATTAACTATATTATATCTATTTCTTATTTCTCTTCTTTGTTGTGCGACTGCTCTATTAGCCCGGCGACCATTAACGTGCCTTCTACATACAGGACAATGTGGTCTAGTTGATAACCATCTGTTAATACAGTTTTCATGAAAATGATGATTACATCCCAATGTCCTCTTATCATTATCTTCTACAATTTCTAAACAAATAGTACACATTACTACACTAGTTGCTAATACAGGCAAATGTGGCAGTTGTCTTCTTATTGAATGCGTTGGTGATGTTTGAATATTTCTACGTGCAACTATCTCATTTGGTATGTTTGTGGGAGATCCTGTTGGAGACGCAATACTTGGCATATTTAAATGAGATATATTTGCCCTTCTCGCTAATCGCGCCTGCGCACCCGACATCATTTTAACCATGTCGCGTAGTTTAAATTTATAAGAAGCTTGAAAGGCTCTTTCAAATAGATTACCT